GGGTATTTGGCCCCACATTTCGTTCATATATTTCTTTATAATTTCCAACTTGTTTTATTATATCGTAAGACCAAGATGCACTCAGTCCAAGTTTAGCTCCAAGATGGGGGTGATCTTTTCCATTTTTTTCACCCATAAATCGTTGAATATTTGGATCTAAATGATTCTTAAAACTGTCTATGTTCTTTGAATTAATACCCATTTCTTCTGCAATAAACAAAACATATATTGTCCATCGAATAATATCTGACCATTTCTGATCTCCATACCTAACTACTGGCCCTAATGGCTCTTTTGAGATAATCTCTGGAAGTATCATGTGTCTGTCGGGGTCAGCAAAACTTAATCGATTCGATGCAAGACCAGACCTATCAGTACCATACATATCACATTCACCCCTTTTATATACATTCTTTGTCTTTTCTGTGGGTTTTACTGCAATAGGGATATAATTTATTCCATGTAACTCAAAATAGTCTGCAATGTTTTTTGCGGCTGTCCCACTACCACTAAAACATATCCTTGCACCTTCCATCTGTTTTGCAGATGATACTCCAAGAGTTTTCCTTACAATGAATCCCTGACCATCGTAATAGGTTGTGGGTAGGAATTCCAAGTTCTTTGCAACATTTCTCGTATAGGTAAATGTGGTTGCCGCAGAAAGAACATCTATAGAACCATCTATCAAATATTCAAATCGAGTCTTTCCATTGACTATAGTAAATTCGATTGCATCTGCATCACCAAACAATGCGGCCGCAATAGCACGACAAATATCAACATCAAAACCTTCCCATCTACTACCATCTTCACTATTCCACGAATTTTGAGAGAAGCCAGGAAACTCATCATTAGTTCCACATACGATATATCCTCTGTTATTCACTCGATCAAATGTTGAACTATATGTTGGAATATATTCTTCTCCAACCAGTTCTGGTACGACAACGCCCGTGTCAGAAGGATTTCCTTCGACAGAAGACATTGCCATCATCCAAAATACCCAAATTATAGATACGATTACTTTACCCACCATAATCATTGCAATGCCCGATATACTTCTAACAATTCTTCATCTGGAATAGGTGTAGTCATAGTATAATATCGTTGATGTCCAACCGACATGAAGGATTTAACATCAGAAAAACTTGGATATTTCGTTAAGAGGTTGTGAAGTAGATAGTCTGGACTCAAATGACAGCTTGCACATTGATTATCTTTAGTAAATACTCTAGTTGATTTTTTGTATCGTTCTGATTGAACTAGAATAGAACTAAGATCCTTTTCCATAAATGTAACTTTTTCATCTATATCTGGTATAACTATAAAGATTAAATATATAAGAAGTGCAATAATAACATAGATAAATGATTTACTAGCAACGGTTTGATCTTTAATTAAGGTTTCAAGTTGTTTAACTTCTTCTACCTTAGTATCTAAATCTTCAATATCATGTTGTATTATTTTTTGGTCTTTGCCATTTGCAACGACCTTTTCTTTTTCAGCCATAATCTATTTTCCTTTCCCCGCTTCATTTAATTTCTTAGTAATCTGTTGTTGGAACCATTTGAGAACAATTGGTATGCTCACATTAGAGGTAAGTCCAAACAAATATCCAATAGGATAACGATAACTTTCGTAGGCCGCAAGTTGTGGAATATTCGTGAATACAACAGTTATAAGCATATAACCTGTTACAGACATTCCCATATTAATAAGCAGATCAAGAGTAATTAACGGCCAATGACCATTATACTTTTCTTTATTATCTTGTCGATAGTTAAATAGAAAGATCCAGAATGATGAAAATATCACAAGTCCCATCATTACAAGTTCATCCGTCTGAAATATATGTTCCATTATCTCCTTAATATTTTATTGAGTCCATATTTGATATTTTTATGACTTTCTTTCCTCGTCTATTCCCTTGAAATTTTCCTGTCATATCATATGTTGGAGGCCATGCATCCCATCCTTTGGATCCTTTTTCTATTTGTTTTTTCTGTAAACTAATATCGCCATATTTTTCCATATATGCAGTTGCATCTTTAACATCATATGTTACAAGTCTTGCTGGACCTGTCCAACCACTAATCACTTGACCAACTGCATTTACTCTTTCATGACTAACATAATAAGCTCCCTTGGGATATAAGAATTTACCCGTTCTGTCTGGACCTATGATAGTCATATACAATGCAGTAGGTTTTTGTTCATCATCATGTATTCTATTATCCATTCCTTTTATATTTCCAGCCTGCACTCCCGATTTAGAATCATCCATATAAAGAAATTTAGCCAAAACAATAAAATCACTTGACTTGCGTTGTTTGTTCTTATTTAAATCATTAACAGTATATTTGGTGATGTCTTTAGATGCCGAAGGCATCTCTTCATCCTTCCAATTCTTTTCTTCTTTATATGCTTTGCCAAATTCAGTAAAAGATTTAAATGTTTTCATATAATTATTTAGTTTATTCTTTTGTTATCTAGAGCTTTTTGTACGCCCACAACAAACTTTTTGCTTGCTATTTTATATTTTTTAGGTGCATGTTTTTTCAATAATCCAAAGAATTTAGATCGATCTATATGTTTTTGTAGCGATGGATTATAACTTCTGGCGGCTAAAAATTCACCTATTTCGGATCTTATTGTAGGATCAAACTCTTTTTGTGAAATATAATATTCTACTTCATCTTCAGGATTCCCTGTTTGAACTTGTTTTTCAGATTTGTTTGAAAGAAAAACATCCTGAACATAATGCATTAATTCATGTTTTAAATCTGCTTGTATTCTTGTGAGAATTTGATCAATTATTAATATTGCTTCATTTTCCTTATCTGCTTCAAGTATTTCTCTTACGTAATTAAACACATAAAATGTAATCGCAGGGTTGCCCGTTTTTTCATGTTCACTATCGTAATAAGAATTGAAACTAGCCTCTCTTTTGTCATAGATCATGAATAATGTAATATGCTTGCTAGAATCTACATCTGGATCTGGATAAGGTATGTCTTGTTGGGGATCTTTATATGATGAAGTTGATTTGGTGATAGAAGGTCTAATAAAACGCCTTATTCCATATTTTTTCGCAACCCCTTTAATGGCTTTAGCGAAATCTGTTTCTGCTATCATGTATGAGAAAGCAAAAGTGAATAGGGCGTTTTCGAATTGTTTATATATCTTGGGAGGTATTTGAATTAATCCTTCGTTCAACGCAAATTTCTGAAAAGTCTTCATTTTCTTCTTCCGACCATTGGTTTATAAAATGTTCAGCAACATCAGCTTCGCAGACATCGTAAAGATAAATAATATCTTCTCTACAAATTTTAACGCTATCACTATCTTCATAAAAATAATCTGGCAAAAACTCCAAATCGCTAAAACATTCAATATTTTGCACAGTATCTTCAATAGCTATAATATTAATTTTCTTTTTTTTCCTATGAGGTCGTCTCATCTTCGCTTTCCTCCTGAGAAATATCTTTAGCTTTATCAAGAACAATTTCTGAATGAGGAACTTCTGATGAGGGCAACAAACTTCTAGCTATTTCAACTTTTTTAGCACCAAGTTCGGACAATACTCTATCATTCATTAGTGCAGAAAAAACATCTTTTGCTTTAGTGTGTTCTCCATCGTTGATTTTATTTAAAAGATCACTTGAGGTATAATCCATTAAGTCTCCTATAGTAGGGTTAGTGATATATATTTATTCTTATTAATATTTATACTCTATAAATTCAGCAATATTGTGGTTTTTAAATTGATTTGTCCCATTTAAACTCAAAAAATCGGTGATTTCAAAATTTAAATTATCCTTATTTAATGCAAATAAAAAGTAGTCCATGTTCTTGTATTTCCAATCATTTTCTCGTATATGCTGTAAATGTGCTTTTCTTCCTTCGTCTGAATCATAAGTTTTACACTCTATAATTGAAAGAGTTGGGACATGAAATATATCATAATACATGTATTCCCATTCTGTGACATTTTTTTCTTCTTGATACGTTTCCCATACTCCACCATTTTTTCTCATCATCTGTTTTGATATTTTTCTTTCTTTAGTCTTCAATAAGAATTCTCCTGGACGATGGCTCACAAAATACTTCTTACAATTTGTCATATTGATGGGTTTAAATGCATCAGGAAGTTGTTTACAAATAGATCGTTCAATTAATTCACCATCATAAATCTGTTGAGCATGTTGTAAAACTGTATGTATGTGAGGATTTCTGGGCTTTGGATACATGTATTGTGCTTTTGCTAAAGCATCTTCGAATGCATATCCATTCGGATCATTATTATCTTTCAATATAAACATAATTAAATTTTAAAATTTTGAAATAAATCTTGCAATTGGTTGTACAAATGGAAGTAGGGCAACTGCCATAACTGTATTCACTCCTGTATGTACAAGTGCTACTTGTTTAGTAACTCCTTGTGGTAATCCATCACTCACCAAGATTCCTGCTATCCATATCGTTCCAGTTGTACCTACATTCGCTCCTAGTATTGCCGCAATCGCAGACGGAAGTGGTAATGCACCTGAAGCAACAAGTCCTATAACAGCAGTTGTAGTAAGTGATGAAGATTGCCAGAGGAGAGTACACACTATTGCTCCTAAAAACATCCAATAAGGATTTCCTAAAAACCATTCAAGTTGTTCTAAGTGACTCATTGATTTCATTCCACCCGAGAACATCTTCAGACCAATATAAAAAATTACCAAACCCAAAAGAGTTTGAAAAATAGGATTATTAAATTCCATAAAATTACCTGATTTATATTTCCACGAATCGTAGAGTTTTCTATCTTTCTTTTTCATTAATTAAAAACCGTATTTAATTGTCGATTAACTTTAACAAATGTAGTACATTTGGGGAGGTCTTTAATTGATTTTGCACCTGCATATGTACAAGCACTTCGTAATCCTCCTAAGATTTCTTGTACTGTATCTGCTACATTACCTCTGTATGGTACTTGAACCGTCTTTCCCTCTGATGCACGATAAGATTGTTTTTCTCCGTAATGTTTAATTTGTGCATCTTCAGAAGACATACCATAAAATGACATTGTATCATTTTCATCATCCCATCCGTCACATTCTTTATGTCCAGCCAGCATACCACCAAGCATTACAAAATCTGCTCCAGCTCCAAAACTTTTTGCAATATCTCCCACAACTGTACATCCTCCATCTGTGATGATATGTCCACTAAGACCATGAGCCGCATCTGCACATTCCATTGTAGCACTTAGTTGTGGATATCCAACGCCTGTCATTTTACGAGTTGTGCATACTGATCCAGGACCTATTCCTATTTTTACAACATCTGCTCCCGCTAAAAGTATTTGTTCTGTTGCTTCTGGTGTGCATACATTTCCTGCTATGATTATTTTGTCTTTAGTTGCTTCATGACTTCTCATCAATGCAACATAATCATTAAAACGTTCTGTATATCCATTTGCTACATCAAGACAAATCCACGGTGCATTAGGAGAATCATAGGGTAATTCATCTAAATTTTGATCTAGACCGATTGTTCTTATTATATTCTTATTCCATCCCCATTCTGTAGACTCGACAAACTTACATAATGCTGTAAGCATAGGAAACTCCATAAGAACATGAGCCATGGCAATAGTTCCCGTATGATCCATATTGGATGCAATTATAGGAATACCAGTCCATTGATGCTTCGAATGCTTAAACTTAAATTTTCTTTCGAGATTTGCTTTTTTGCGTGAAACTAGGGTGGATCTTTTGGGCTTGATTAGAACATCATCAAAATCAAGTTTTATGTCATCTTCTACTCTCATATTTTTTTATTCAAAAAGTACAGTTCCAGGATAATTCTTATTTTTTAAGACTAGTATATATTGTAACATATTTACTAACTCTTGGCAAGGCTTTTCTTGGTTAATTTTACAAACAATAGTCATGTTTTTTAGTTGTAATAATTGCTTTAAATCTGTAAATAGTTTATTTGTATCTATTATTAGGGGAGAAATATCAAATTGAACTTTGTTAAATTCTTTAAATTCTTCTGAAACATATAAATCTTCTGATTCTCTAAACTTTAATGTCACCCAAGATTTTAATTGAATAAGTTTAAATAATTCGGTTAATTTTTTTATTTCTCTTCCTCTTTCAAGAATAGAGCCTGTTTTTTTAGGGAAATTGTAAACATCAACTGAAGCTGGATTAACTCTCTGGGATGTTGTTGTTGCCAAAATCTTTGAGGTGCTATCAGTTGGAGATATATGTGATGTCAATAGAGACTGTTCTTTCCATTGTTTTTTTATTTTTTTATCAAAATCTATTATAAAATTCATTTTTCTGCTATTTGAACATCAGCAATAACAATCTCTTTATTTTTTTCTACTATACCAATCTCTATTTTCACAGTTTTTTTCAATAACTCAAAACAAGGTATTACTAATGAATTTTTAATATAATATAAAGTTAAAGAATCTACTATAGGTCTTATAGTCATTAAAGGAAGATTCGGGGGGATTAAACTTGTTTCATGCTTGGCCTGTTTTGGAGAATAAAGCGACCAAGAATCTTCGTGTAACTCTATTAATGTATTTGTATATGCTTCATCTTGAACTTCAACTGTATGTTTATAAAAAAAATCAAATGATGAAGAGTTACTTATAACATATTCAATAGGAAGTATGGTACACTTTTCTGAAATAGCTACAGGAATTCCCGCCTCTTTTAAATAATGCAGTATAGAATCTGTCATTCTTTATTTTTTGGGCTTCTTCTTTTTCTTCGTAACAGACTTTTTTGCTTTGTTAGCTGTTTCTTCTGCTAATTTTTTTGCTTTATTAGCCGCATCTTCAGCCGCCGCTTTATCTCTTGCTATTTGTTGTTTATCGACTTGTGAAACTGCCTCAGCATATGCTTTTTCAAGTCTTTTTACTTCATTTTCAAGTGTATCTACAGGTGTTGCTATATCTCCGCTTTTCATATTTTTCCTTTTAAAATTGTTCTTCTTCAGTTGAGCCTTTAACGGCACTTAAAGTATCACTATTTGTACATATTTGTCCAACCGCATCAAAATAACTTGCACCAACTTCACGTTGATGTTTTACTGCTGTAAATCCTCGTGATTGAGCTTCAAATTCTTTTTCTTGAAAATTTACAAATGCTGTCATTCCTGTTTTTGCGTATTTCCAGGCCAAATCAAACATACTAAAATTCAACGAATGAAATCCTGCTAATGTTATAAATTGATACTTAACTCCCAAATCACCCAAGTCATCTTTAAAACTACGTATTTGTTCGTCAGTTAGATTTTCTTTCCAATTAAATGACGGAGAACAATTATATGCAAATATTTTATCTGGAAATTCTTTACGGATTTCTTGTATAAATTCTGCACATTCTCCTATATCGGGCACAGATGTCTCCATCCAAAGTAAATCACAGTAAGGCGCATATGCAAGTCCTCTTGAGACTGCTTGTTCCATTCCCGCCTTTACTCTAAAAAATCCCTCTTCAGTACGTTCTCCAGTTATAAATTTGTGATCATATTCATCAGCATCAGAAGACAATAATGCTCCCGCTAATGAATCTGTTCTTGCAATTATTATAGTGTCAACATCTAATATATCTGCGGCAAATCTTGTTGCAATAAGTTTGGAAACCATTTCTTGAGTGGGAACTATAACTTTTCCGCCCATATGTCCACATTTTTTAGCAGAAGATAACTGATCTTCTAAATGCACACCTGCGACACCCGCTTCAATCATGTCCTTCATTAGTTCATGTGTATTAAGAACACCACCAAATCCCGATTCCATATCTGCAACAATAGGAATAAAATAATCTACATCTCCTTTTTGCTCCATTGTTTGAATTTGATCTGCACGAATAAATGTATTATTAATTGCTTTGACTACTCTTGGTACACTATTAACAGCATATAATGACTGATCTGGATACATTTCTAAACTATCATTTGCATCACCAGCCACCTGCCATCCAGAAAGATAAACAGAATCTAATCCCGCTTTTGCTTGTTGCATTGCTTGATTACCCGTTAATGCTCCCAATGCACTTACGTAAGGTGTAACCGTTGAATGAAGTTTTCTCCATAGTTTTTCTGCACCGTTTTTTGCTAAAGTGTATTCTATTTTAAGTGAACCACCTAAACGATCTACATCATCTTGTGTATATGGACGTGTAATATTGTCCCATCGATTATTAAATTTACTGCTCATCTTGATTCCCCAACTGAAAAATTGGTAATTTCGCAAGATATATTAAATCATCTTTATCATATCCTGCTTCTTCTAATAAGACCGCCGCTTTACATACTACTTCACAGTCGAGCTTATTTAACATATTCTCTAGTCCTATTAGAGAACCGCCAGTAGATACTACATCATCAATTATACAAATTTTCTTTCCCTGCAATTTTTCTACATCACATTTATCCAGAACAAGTGTTTGAGCCCCTATAGTTGTGATAGATTGAACTTTCTCTATTATAGGATCCATCATATATCCCTTAACACCTTTTCTTGCTACGACATAATCAACTGACATATGATTTGAAACACAATGTGCTAAAGCGATTCCTTTTGCTTCTGGAACAACTATTATATCTATATCAAGTTTGCGAGTATCCAATTGATAAAATAATGCATCAGCGCACCGTTCTATTAATTCAGTATCCCCAAGCATGACAAAGCTCGCAATAGCGAGCTTGTCATTTATTTTAACTTTGGGGAGTTTTCTAGTAAGTCCTGCGACTTTTAATTCATAAAACTCATCTTTAAAACTGCTACCCCAAATTCTACCCATTATGCTCCCATAAAAATTAATTGAGTAACAAATCCTGCAACCAGTCCATAAAAAGGATTGAACTTCATAGTTACAAATGCTGTTGATCCAATTATCATTCCTGCTGGTCCAAATCCATATGGTCCTGCAAAATCACCCGCTTGTGCAATCGCACCATTAATATTTGTCATAAATGTTACAAAAACACCTAATACAAAAAGAAAACCCGCAATGGATGCTCTATGTACATATTGTCCTATAACGGGAAGCAATTTTGTTAATAGAATAATCGCCATAATTCCCATCATAATACAAGATGCAACTATTGGCAATGGTGCGGCGGCAGTTCCAGAAATAATCGCTTCTACTGGACCCCCACCGAAAAATGCTGATCCCATGTCAGCAAGACTTGAATAAATTGCTAGATGATCAATATTAGTATTAGCACCAGCAATAGATCCCGTAATCTTACCAAATGAAATGTTTGCTCCAATATTTAAACATGCAAGAGATAATGCACCAAGAACAATATTCCGATTTGTCCAAAACTTCCACTCAATGTTTCCTGTAGTGAATTTTTCTCTTGATTTGTCTACTTTGATTTCTTCCAACTCAACTCCAAGTTTTTTACGTAACTCTTCATTAGTTTTAAGATAAACATAAAAACCAGTTGAAATAATTACAGAAGCAATAATTGTCCATGCTAAATCTTTTGTCCAAAACCAGACAATCAATGCACTAATCATAGAAACTATGCCAGTCCATTTTTCTGAATTGAACAACTCTATCGATACATTTGCAAGCATTAGACCAACCCCACACATCATTGATGTGACAACAATTGGACCAATAAACTCTACAAGTGCTTCGTTCATTCCAAGCAATGATGGAATCAACAACAATGCGGCACCCCAAAATATGAGAGATAACCTCTCTTTCATATCTCTACCTAAAGTACCAGCTAATGTTATTGTTTCTGCTTGAAATGAAATTGTTGCTACGGAAGCGAATGCTATTGATCCTAAAATACCAATTACAAATGCTATCGCAGTCGGAAATGCGGCAAAGCCAAAAGTCAGAGCTAAAATACCCTGTGGTATGCCGTTAATAACAACCGCTATTGCGGTCAGAATGCTTTCTAATAAGCCTTCCATATACTCCTTTCATTATGAAGGTAAATGATATTCTCCTTCAGATTTAATATTATCACTTTCTACATAACCATCTGTTTCGGGACTATACATTTGTGCAAGTCTCCATTTTAAATATTCATAACCACTAATTGGTTCATATTTTGAAGGTTGATCTGTTAGGTTTTTAATCATAACATCTCTACCTGGATCAACAAAGTAAGGCATTGACCACCGTTCTTTATCTAGATGTGTTGCTCTTACTCTATGTTTCGCAGATCGTAATGTATCATTAGTCCATCGTTGAAACATATCTGCTATATTCACTACTATTGAATTTTCTACCACAGGAACATCAATCCATTCTCCATCAAGACTCTGAATCTCTAAGCCAGGCACATCATCAAATCGATGAAGAAGTGTAATCGAACCAAAATCAGAATGTTCATTTACTCTCATTTGATCTTCTTTTACTTCTCCTTCCCACACCGGATATTTGATCATACTCATTGTTGCTGAACCATCAACATGATTTTCCACAAAAGTTCCGTGTGGTTGTTTGAGTATAGATTCAAATTTATAAAGAAATTCGTATGTATTGAGTTGACATACTCTGAGAATTTGTTCTGCTAGGGGTCTAAATTCGGGAAGTTCTGTAGGCCAGTATTTTTCTTGCATACGATCTGGTGAAACCCAATTATAAGATTCCTTTAAATCGCCTGGTCTTTGTGGATGAGCTTGACCTTCCTCTAACCAACTATATCCAATGTTTTCTTTAACACCGCTATATTGATATTTTCTTCTGACTTCTAAAGGAAGGTCAAAAAACTCTTTTGCAACCTGAAACCAATCTTCAAATTCAACAATAAAAGAATTGAATACATTAGTAAATACAGCAAAGCCAACAGTTGTATAAGCATCATACATCTGTTTTTCTACATTTTTGCCTCTAAAATTGATTACAGGTACCATTATTATTTCTTATCTATAACAAGAATATTATTATCATCTCTTTTTAATTTCATTTTCCTATATTGTTTACCAGGATAGAAACTATCAAGAGAACAATCTTCATGAATTAAACATTTGCTTCTAGGCCCACCTGTCATTAAATGTGTGCGAACAAGCTCTTTGTACTCCTCCCAACCCCCACTACTTGGATCGGGCTGTCGTACTTTACTCACCAGATGTAGGAAAATTATTCACTATACCTTCAACATAATATCCCATAGTTTCTAATTGATGTCGATCAACAGATCCAGCGGCAACAGGAGTTCCATCCTGTTTGTTATATCCACCAGAAAACGGCCATAAGTCGTCCCAATGTTTTCCGTCTGTTTCTTGTCTATCATTTATCCAATTCATCTTGATTGTATCAACATGATTACTCACTTTTTGAGGAACGTCTAATCCCCATGGTGAGAGAGCGGCACATCCTTCTTTCATACCCCAAAAATATCTTTGCCCCATAGTTAATTTTCCTGAAGCAAGATTATCTAAAATATGTTTATAAAGAAGATTCCAATTAAATATCACACCAGTTGCAATACGATTTGGTCCAAATGAATTCATAGGAGCATCATTACCCATACTCCAAATTGGATTTTCAGGTGTAGATTTGTTTTGTGCTAAAATTACTACACTTGGAATATCACCTGTGGTATACAGAACATCATTTCCACTCTCATATAATGCATTTGAAGCATCATTATCTTTAGGTGGATCGAACCATGCATTAATCCAAATAACATTTACTTTTGCATCTGGATTCACACTTCTGGCTCCTAATGCAATTGCATTTATATTTCGAACAATTTCTGGAATGGGGTGTGAACCAACAACACCAATATTGTTAGTTTTAGTTAACAATCCAGCGGCAATACCAGTTAAATAACGTGCTTGATAACCTCTACAGACATAATTGTCCATATTATCTCCGCCCATAAAACCAGTGGCGTGCATGAATATTGTATCTGGATGTTTTTTAGCTACATTGAACATTGGTTTCATGAAACCGAATGATGTACCGAAAACAATATCATGTTTTCGTGCAAGTTTTTGAAACACCTTTGCTGAATCTGCTTCTACCACAGATTCTACACCAGCTACTTTATAACCATAATTTGTTAGGGCTTCAAATCCTTGAGAGTGTCGCATTGACCAGCCACCATCGTTTGCTGGTCCCACTAGAACATATCCAACTGAAGGTAATTTCTTACCAACTGTACTTATACTCATGACTGCAATCATTACAGTCATCGCCACTAGGGCTATTAATTTCTTCATATTTAACTTCCTTCCAAAAGTTAATTGTTAATAATTAAGTGATGAGGTCAAAAGCGGAAGTCTTCCACCTCCGCTTATAATCATATAATTACTTCTTGGAGTAAATTCCCCATAGTACCCAGATTGATACTAATCCAACCAACCCCTCGCTTCCGAATTGCTTCACAAGCGCAACTACAGATCCAACCACATCTAATCCTAAGAATGGGACTGCGGATCCAAAAATAATTTGAAGCACTACTCCTAGTGCAATAAGTGCAAGACCTATTTCTGTGACGGAACGAATCCAGCCAAGAACTTTTTCTACCATTTATTCTCCTTAAGGTATTAAAATTAATTATGTCAAAATTAAAAGTTTCTAAATTAAACAGGTGCGTTCCACCATTGTTCCCAAGGAAAATGCACCCAAGTATTTGTAGAATCTTTTGCTATTTCTCTGACATAATATGTCGGTTCAAAATCACATTCATTATTCCACCAAAGAGTAGCAAATCGAACATCTACTCCATTGGCTTTTTTGGTGATATGACTTGACATTCTTTGAAAAGTTTCACCAGAATCGCAAATATCATCAACTATTAAAACTCTCTTATCGGTGGGTCTTGGTAAATACTCCTCCCACTCAGGAAAGTCTCTTAAAGCTGATGCCACAGATTTAAATGGTTTCTTGAACCAATGTGACAACATCACGCCAGGAGTTAATCCTCCTCGTGATAATCCAACAATCACAACTGGGTCAAAATTATCAAGAACAATGTCTCTTGCAAGTACATTAACATCTCTACGCATTTCTTCCCAAGAATACCATAATTTGTTCATAATTATTCTTTTAAATCAATTAATGATTTTTTCCAATCTCCTAACTGTGAACTAATTTCTTTTGCTGATAGAAAAACTGGTTTGGTAATTTGTAAAATCTCTCCTTCGTCAACATCCCATGTATCACAATCAATATCAGTTGTAAGTTCGGGTTTGTTTTCGAAAGCAAAAATTTTGCCGTCTAAATCTCTAGCAAGAAATTTAAAATGAGTCGGTACTAGAGTTTCAACAGTTAATTTTTTCATTTCCTCTTTCAAGTACAATTAAATAAGTATTTATATATTAAGAGAACAAGTCGTTTTGGGCCTTTAAAGCAGTTTTAATATCTTTATTAAAATCTTTTGTTCTCTGTTTTTTTGCATTTTCTCTTTTTAGTCTTTTAGCAAGTGAAGGTTTTACGTAATATTCTTTCTTTTTTAAATCTTGTATAATTCCCTCATCATTAACTTTATTTTTAAAAACTTGCAAAGTTCTAAAATTATTATTATTTCTATTTTTCACACTAATTCGTACTATACTTTTTGACATAATTAACCATTTAATAGTTGTTGTTTTTTATTAATAATTGCTTTATCAACAAGCAAAATTTTATTATTCAAATCACCTCTATCAGTAGATAGTTCTTCTATACTTCTTGAATCTAAAAGATATTCTTTTAAATTCTCTAAATCTTCTAGTGCCATTTCATGAAAATTTAATTCGTTATTTTTGTTTTTCATATTTAAAGTAAACAGTTATTGTTGAATTTTCATTTTGAATCACTTTTTTAAAATGTCTGGGATCAGCCTGTGAAGTTTTTTCCTCACAGGCAGGTACTCTCTCTAGAGGAATCAAAGGATTCCCATATTCTCCTAAATAAGTTCATATCATCTCCTTTTTTTAGTTATCTAATTATTTAGATGGAGACAATTACTTCGTATTAGGAGTTGGTGCTGAAGCCACAGACTGTTTTACTGCTGGCATTGCACGGGAACCAAACCAAAAACTAATAATAGCGGCAAATAATCCTTCAGTTTGCTCATCCCATACTACATCAAGAGTTGCATTTAAATCACTACCATTTTTAATTGCTTGATACACTAACACTATTTTAACACCTATAAATGTTAAGAAAAACACATAAGTTATAAAAGGTCTTACAAATGCTCGTAATGAATTTATAAATCCTTTTTGATTTCCTAGAGCAGTATCATGTGCTAAAAGCATTTTTTGCTCTTCAAAATCTTTCTTTGCATCAAACAATTTGATATCTAAATCAACACCCTGTTTCTTTGCTTCTATTTGAAGTTTGTATTCTTCTGTTTTCTGTTTCTTTTCTGCTTTATCTTTGAATAAATCTACTATGCTAGGAACAGTTGAAGTTGCAAATCCTAACAGACTGCCTAATATTGTAAGCATAATATTCCTTTATACATCAGTTGAATCATTTTTAAAACTGTCAGTTAAAACTTTTAATTTACTATATGCTTGTTTAATTCTATTTTCATTTTCGCTAATTTTTGCATCAAATGCAGAAGAATCCACTTCAAATTTGTAATATATGTTTGATGCGAGAGGATTGTCTGGGTGTTTTGATCTCTGATATTCATTAGCCCAAACCCAGACATTTACTTGATAGGTGTTTTCTGATACTTCCACATCATAAGGTATGAGTTGATGTACCTTATAATACGCCTCATCTACAATTATTCCAGCAGTAGTTAAATAAGACTTTTTAATTGCCATTATTCGCTAAGTCCTGGGATTCTTTGTGTTCTGGATCATCTTTATCTTTGAACCAATAATCCGTACTCTTCGCTAGGACCGCGACATAGGCTCCAACCAAAATGTTGATTAGTTGCATATGATTATCTGTAGTACCACTTGTGAAAAATAACAAATATATTAAGATTAAAAATGTTCCAACGATAGCCCAAGAAAGAGAAATTCTTGCCCACCAATTTTTTACTTTTCGACTTTCAATTGCTGATAATTCTTTACCAGTATCTTTTATTTTTTTTGCCATTATATTTCCTCATAATGTTTCAGTTATTATCCTTCTGTAGGGAGACCCTTACCAATCGCAGTAACGGTTTCTCCGCCTGCTTCTGCATCTCTAATCCTTAAAGCACTAGTCATTGCTTGATCCAAAATATCAGCATTCATATACTTGACATTAGTAGGATCATATCCAAATTTAACCAAAAAGTCTTGTTTTTCTGAAACTGTAAGATCGGCATCTTCTGCTTCGAGTTCTTTTACTTCGGGTTCTTGGGTTTCTACTTCTTCATTCTTTTCTTTTGCTCGTTCCGGGCCGGTTTTACTCATTCCTTTATAAATCTTTTCACGTTGAGCGGTTGCCTTATTTCTTTCTGGAGATCCCTCTTTGGCTTTCAGGGCCTTATTTCCAGTTGCCATATAAGCTCTAACTTTCAACTCTGGTGAAAGTTCGTTAACCTGTTCTGCTTCTTCATTCTGTTGAAGCGGATCTATTATTTCTATGTTAGCAAAGGTGTCTTCTTTAGGGCTTTGCTCTTTAACATCATCCGTATGATGAAGAAGAAGTTTTTTAAGTTCTTCTTTTTCTTGATCACTTAAATTTTCAAATAATTCTTTTACATTTAACATTTTTTCCTTTTAAACTGGTGCTACTAGATCATCATCAAATTCCGAACATCCACACGGGTTTTCAGATGAACATTCACATGGATCGCAAGTGCATGGTGAACATTTGCATTCTGGATTATTACACATTTTAACTCCTTAAACTCCCTTATATTTATGTTTATACGGGATTCTGTTTCTTTAAGTATTTATTTCTTGTTTACTTTTATAATCTGCTATTGCTCCTTTAATAGCATCTTCTGCAAGAACCGAACAATGAATTTTTACTGGTGGTAATGATAATTCTTCTACAATTACTGTATTTGTTACTGAAAAGGCTTCATCTAATGTTCTTCCTTTAACCCATTCAGTTGCTAATGAAGAACTTGCAATTGCAGATCCACATCCAAATGTTTTAAATTTTGCATCAACGATTTTATCATTATCATCCACCTTTATTTGTAATTTCATTACATCACCACATTCTGGAGCCCCAACAAGTCCTGTTCCAATTGTTGGATCGTTTTTATCAAAACTTCCAATATTTTTTGGATTTTCAAAATGATCTAAAACTTTATCTGAATATGCCATATTAATTCCATCCTAAGTGTTGTTTTCCGTCTGCTGGAATATCTTTTACTGGTGTAAAACTCTCTCCACATCCACAGACATGTTCAAACTTGAGTCGTTTAAATATAAATCCCTGTTCTACTAAATTTCCTACTTTATAATCTACTTCTACATCACCGATTATATCATTAAGCATGTATTCGTCTACTACTAATTTAACACCATTTTCTGTAAAAACTAAATCTTCTGATTTAACACTATCTTCAAAATCTAAACTATATTTCCACCCAGAACAACCACCAGAATTTGCACCTACCCTTAAATAAGAAGTTTTAATGTCTTTATCTTCATCTTCAATCATTTCTTTAAAAACACTTGCGGCTTTTTCAGAAATTTTAAGTTCACATCCAGCTTGGTTTGTCTTCATTTTCCTCGATATGTTCATACATGAATGATGTCCTACAGCCACATGTTCCTTTTGCTGAAGGATTATTAAATTTTAATCCACGATCATTTAAATTATCTGACCAATCAATTTCTGTATCTTTAATATACAAGTGACTTTTTTTATCTACTAAAATATTAAGTCCGAAAGACTCAAATTCTAAATCAAATTTCCCCTTACGACTTTCAAAATCTACTGTATAAGTAAATCCAGAACATCCGCCTCCTTTAACTCCAATACGTAATCCTGTATTATCAGATACTTTTTGTTCTTTCATAATTCTTAATATTTTATTAGCGGCTTTTTCTGTTAAACTGACCATTTTTTCCCAATTTAAAGAACCCCACCCATTACAGGTGGGGTGCGCCAATTATTTATTCTCTACAAATTCATAGAGTTCAGAAGCCTTCTTCTTAATATCCTCAATGGAATAAGAATCTGGCTGAAGTTGATTAAACAACTTCATATTAGCATCGCCTTGCTCTTTTGCAAATTCCCATGCATCAATAGCAATTTGTGTTTGTTTTTGTTGTTGATCATAAAGATAACCAGAGGCCATCTCTAAGAGTCTAAATCTTAATTCATATGGATTAGACATATTGTCCTTTCTCTGTGTGTGTTTGTGTGTGTAATGGATTGTTTCTGTTCCGAGGCACAATCCCCAAGCCCGTCAGCAATTAAGCGGCCAAAGCCACCTGTGCCGAAGAATAATCGTCATTATTTGCGATTAAGTTAAATGACATTTTACATCTGTCAAGATGGTCTCCTCTGTATAATCACATTCAATCGAATTCTATTACAGCCCCATCAACGAAAGTCATATCCAAAAAAAAGTGTGGCATAAGTTATACCCAATGCAAGTATTATAATTATTGCCAGCCACATTAATTTTTTTTCCATAACATTCCTTGGTGGAGCTGATCGGAATCGCACCGATGTCTTAAATGCTACTCTACAGTATCATCAACTAAAACTATTTAGACAAATCTTGTGTCACATCTTTAATTTTTTCTATTTGTTTCATAATAATTTGTTCACGTTTTGGCCAGAAAATGTAATCTTTTTCTGGATTTTTCATAAGATTATATAAAATAGGTAAAATTAATTCTTCAACTTTACCCATATCTTCTACATATTTTTCTTCTAGATAATCTTTTTTATAACCAATTTCTTTTATAGCAGAATCTATTTTCTTTTCCAATGCTGAAAAATCTTTTGATTTTGCTTCAACTTCAACTATTTTCTTTTCTACTTCTGTGGTTTTTGCTTTATATTCTTCATCATCTACTGCGGAAAAACCGAAGTCAAAATTAGCATATTCTTCAGGTATTGTTGCCATTCTCGTATCCGTATTTGCAAATCCAATAAGAGTCTACTATATCTGAAATGGGATTTTTATCACATTTTGTCTGAAATTCTTTTGTAAGTTCTCTCTGTGTATCAGACACAAAAGATTCATACATTAATTCTTTACTTGCGTTTCCCTTATCGGATGCATATTTTTTGATTACTGTAGGAGGTATCATTTCATACCTTAAATTACAGTTGTATAAAGTATTTTTTAAAATTGCCATGTTTTCCGCAATTTGTAAGACTCGTTGTCCATTTGCGGCATATGCATAATTTTCAATAAAAACTGTTTTGGGTCTTATATCATATTTTACAATACAATTTTCTACCCAAGAAGATAATCCTAGATATCTTTCCATCTCTGTCTTATATTTAGGATATTCTACTATTTCAATATTATGTAGAGGACTCCATCTTTCAAATTGTCTACTAGTTTTTGCTATGCAGTAGTGTTTAATATTTTCATACTTCCACTCACCGCGACATTGTGTTATTGCTGGGCTTGTTAATGAATAATCAATTCCCACATGTAAATCATGTATCCCAGTTATCATCATCCTCTTCTTGTAGTTCAATTATCTCTCCACAATAAGAACAAAATTGTAC